TTTGCTCAATCTTTAGGTTTAGAAGACTCGATATTAGGTAAATTTTTAAATACAAATGTAGGAGAAGGTTTGGCTGCAGGATTATTAGCACAATTGTTAGCATCAGGAGATGAAGAGGAGAAATCTCCTTATGGATTTGAGCAAAGACCTTTTGGTGGTGGAGGTCCTGGTGGACAAGTAGGTGGATTACCTTTATCTTATAAAGCTCAAGGTGGTGAGATGCAATTTCCTAGACGTGATGGTGGTATAGACCCATCTGAGGGTTCTGGAACAAAAGATGATGTACCAGCTATGTTGACTGCTGGTGAGTTTGTATTAACAAAAGATGCAGTAAAAGGTTTAGGTAATGGGAATCAGAGACTTGGTATACAAAGAGCCTATGATATGATGGGTGATTTAGAGAGGAAGGCGTAATGTCAGTTCAAACAGTTGAGAGTGTAAAACGTCTACCACCTTATCTTGAGGGTTTGCAAAAACGTATGTTGCAAAGTTTGTTTGGTACGTTTGATGGAGAAACTCAAACAACGCCAGGCTTACTTGATAAGCCTATAGATTTACCTGACTTTAAATTAGCTGGCTTAGATCCATTACAAAAAATGGCTTTTGCATATGCTCCACAAATGTTCGGTTCTTTTGCACCATTTGTACAAAGTGCATCTGATCAAGTAGGTCAAGGACTAGGTTCTTTAGGAGCTGGACAACAAGCATTAGGAACAGCTATGACACCATTAGGTGCAGCAGGAACAGCTATATCTAGAGGTATAGGTGCTTTAGCTGATCCATCAGCAGGTGTTCAAAAGTTTTTTGATCCATATCAAGAACAAGTTATACAACAAGCTGAGAAAGATATTGACAGAGATTATGGTCAAAAGAGACAACAATTATTGAGTGGACTCCAAGGCAAAGGACAAGGCATAGGTGCAGGTCGTGGTAGTGGTCGTAGTGCTGTTCTTGAAGCAGAATTAGCTAGAAACACAGCAGATCAAAAGGCACGAACATTAGGTGGTTTACGTTCATCTGGTTTTCAAAATGCTATGAAAAATTTTCTTGGTGGTACAGAATTATCTGGTAGATTGGGTAGTCAATTAGGAGAGGTAGGTACGAGGTTTGGAGATATTGGTGGTAAATTCGGAGGTCTGGGTGATGTCTATAATCGTTTTGCTGGCACTACTGGAGATTTGGGAAGATTAACATCTGAGCTTGGTCGTGCTGATATAGGTTCTCTTACGAGTCTTGGTCAGATGGGTCGTAACTATCAACAACAGATGCTTGATTCTTATAGACAAAATCAAATGCAGAACATTATGGAGCCTTATACAAGACTTCAATTAGGTTCTAGCTTTTTATCAGGTATGCCAAGCTCTGACATAGCAAGTACATTTCAATCTACAGTAACACCAGCAACAAACCCATTCCTAGCAGGTATAGGTGCTTATACAGCCTTACAGGGTGTTGCTCCATACGGGAAGTAAATTATGGTACAAATAGGAAGATATAGTGGACCTGGCAGAGGATTAAGTGAAGCTGGTGCTAATTTATTTAGTGGTGCTAAAACAAAAGGTGGATCTCTTTTACAAGGTATAGGAAATGCAATTGCAAGTGGTAGTGGTGAAGCCATAGATATTATAAGAGATATTTATAACACTGGTAATTTTGCAATTGATCAAGCAAACAAAATTCCAACGCCAGGTGATGTTGTTGTTGATACTGCTAAATATTTAGCAAGTCCAAGTGCATCTGCATTAGAAGAACAAAAAAAACAAGAAGAATTAAAATTAATGCGTCCTTTTGGTCCGTTACAAAAATATACACCAACTCCTTTTGATGAATTAAGAGTAGAAGAAGATCAGGGATTGATAGACTCTAATATTCAAAAAGAAATTAACAAGTTAACTAATCAAAAAGGCAAAACTAAAGGTGCAACAGACTCTTCAGATTTTGAATTAAGAAAAGAAGAAGATGAGGGGTTAATATCACCTGATACAACTAAAGCTGATGGTAAAGCAGATACAGGCACAGGCACAGGTGGATTAACACCAGAAGAGCAATTGATGAAATCTGGTATGGATTCATATATAGCTGCTTTAGGGGAAGATGTTGAGGTAGGTAGCATTGAAGATTATAAAAAAGAGTTTGAAAAAGCTACAGGTATAGATGCTTCTGGTAAAGTTGATAAGTCTATGGCTTTAACTTCTCTTGGTTTAGCTCTTATGCAGAACAAAGCAGGTAAAGGTTTTAATGTAGGTAATATATTAAGTGAGGTTGGTAAGGCTGGAGAGAAGGCATTGCCTGCTCTTGAGAAAGCAAAAGCAGAAGCTAGAGCTGGTCAATTAGCTGCAGGTAAATATGCTTTAGGGCAAAGGCAAAAAGACATAGGCACTAATCAAGCTAAAAGCCAAGACATTGCTAATAAAATTTTTGAATTAAATAAAATGGGTGTTGGTCAAAGTTACGACATGCAAAAAATGAATCAAAAATTTATTTATGATTTAGCTTTACAAAAACAACAATTAGATGATGAAATAAGAATTGCTCAAATGACTCCAGAAGAATATGGAGATAAGTATATGAGTAAAGCAACTAAAATTGAATTATTGCCAGAATTAAATATTCAAGTTCAACTTCCTGATAAAAATTATAAAGGTTCAGACAAAGTTTCTGGTGCGTTATTAACACCAATAGCATCAATAGCAAAAGAATTAAATACTAGAGAACGATCATATACTAAATTAGAAGATGAGTTAAAAGAGGTAAATGCAATAGCACAAGATGGAGGAACTACTATACCAGCAAAACTACAAAGTTTAGGAATTAGTTGGGCTAAATCTTTTGGTATGGCTAAAGGCATGGATAATCCTACTAAAAGAGCACAATACATATTAAAAACAATTCAAGCAGGAAATGCAGCTTTGATATTAGGTGAAGCAGGTAAAACAATATCAGATCGTGATAGAGCTTTAGTAGAAGACTTTGTTGGTACAATAAGTCTTAAAGAAATTGATAGTGGTGATCCAGAGTTTTTAGCTGAAAAATTACAAAAAGTTTTTGAGTTGACTGTCAAAGCATCAAGAGATTCTTTAGACAGAGCATACATAGAGTTAGGTCAATATGGTTACAATTTAGGACCTGTGGCAGAAAAAGTAAACGCAGCTAATCAAGTATTGGAACAATAAGGTATGAGTCAAGCTGAATTAGAGAAATATGCAGATTGGATAGTAGCGAATAAAGATAAAAAAGGCACTCCTGAATTTGAAACAGTTGCTGATGCTTACAAAGCATTAAGAGATAAACCAAGTGGATTAGATGTTCCTGAATATTATAAAAGAGGAACAGGTATAAAAACAGATAAAAAACAAACAGAAGCAAAAGAAAAAGACGAACAAATGTTCGACAGAACCACTGGAATAAAAAATGCCAAGCTCCGTGCTTCTTTATCTGTTGCTGAAAAAGATTCTGAAAAAGTTAAAGTTTTAAAAAAGTTTGGTTTATCTGACAATGATTTTACACAAGATAATCGTGGACAGTTTGCTTTAACACCAAGTGGTGCAAAACAATTTGGTTTAGAGACAGACAAAAATGTTATCATTGATGAGAGTGGTCTTAGTAGGTATGACTTTGCTGATTTAGCTGGTATTGTTCCTGAAGTTGCTGGTGCTGTTGCTGGAGGACTAAAAGGTGCTGCAGCAGGAACTGCATTTGGACCTGTAGGTACACTTATTGGTGGTGCTCTTGGAGCAGGAGCAGGTGCCGCTACTGCTTCTGTAGCTGAAGAAGCTGGAGAAGCCATAGTAGGTGTTAACGATCAGACAGCAGGAGAAGTAGCAAAAGATGCAGGTCGTGAAGCTCTTTGGGCGGCAGGTGGTGAATTAGCTTTTGGAACACCATTTTTATTATTTAGTAAACTTGCACCAAAATCAACCATACCTCAACAAGGAGGTCAGTTGTTTGATGATGCTGGTCTAGCTACAGAGCGTGGTTTTCAATTAACTAAAAAGACATTAGGTTTAAGTCCTCTATTAGCCAGAACAGAATCATTAGCAGAAAGTGTTACTGGTTTCTCTGCAAGAATGACTAACAATCATAAAGCTATGGTAAAAAATCATGGTGATTGGATAGCTAAACTACAGGCATTACGTGCATCTAGTGGTGATAAAAGTGCAGGTGAATTATTAAGAGATGTTATTCAATCACCTACAGGACCTAACGCTGAAATAATAAGAGCAGAAAGAGAAGCATTAAAGTCAATATTAAAAAGTGTAAAAGACTCAGCAGATACTATTTCAAACGGATTAAATAAAAATTCTAAAATAAATCAAGACGCTTTAAAAAATATAAATCAGGCTTTTAAAGTTTTTGAAGAAGCGTCTGAAGTTAAATTTGGTCAAGTTAATGCTATTTTAGATGACATAACTGGCACAACAAATTTTGTTCCAACACAATCATTGAAAGAAGTAGGTGATGGATTAATGTTAAATTATCCTACAGGAGCTTTAAATGTAGGAGAAGCAGCTATTGAAAGAAGAGTTGCATTGCAATTACAAGAACAATTGCAAAATTTAGGTGGCAAAACATCTTTTAAAGAATTATACACTTTGAGAAAAACAGTTAATGACTTACTACACGGAAATGTAAATGTCGCAGAAGGTGCAGCAGATGATGTTATACGTAACATAGTAGCAAACTCTAAAATTATAAGAAACTCTCAAACACTTACTACTGGTTATAAATATTTGTTAAATAATTTAGATGATTTATTAACAACAAAAAATTTAGATAGTCTTGTTCAATCAACAAAATTACCTAAAGGATTTGATAAAAAAGCACTTAAATCTGCATCTAATTCATTAGATGAAGCACGATCTTTTTATGCTCAAGGTATGAAAGATTTTCAAGAAGTTCAAAGAGCAACAGGTTATAAAGATTTAATAGACAACGCTAGAGTTGACGGATCTATTCCAAATATAAAAGGATTTGTTCTTAATTTAATAGAAAATAATAAACCTACAAAACTTCAGTCTTTAAAAAAAGCTATAAACAATGATAAAACTTATAATAATTTAAAGAAAAGAATAGGTGAAGAGTGGACACGTAATGCTTTAACTAAAACAGGTTTTGGTTCTACCATAGCAAATAAATTTAAACCAAATGAATTTATAGATCAGGTTAATAAGTTAGGATCAACTGGCGAAGAATTGTTCGGCACTGCTGGATATAAACAATTAAAACAATACGCTTCAAAGTTTCAAGATTTAAAAGTTTCAAAAATAGATGAACAGTTATTAGCAACAGCTTTAGCAAATGGATTAGAAGAATCAGGAGATATTGTATCTGCTGTCCGTAGAGCTTTAGATGTATCTAAAACTTATTCTGATGATTTTAGTGGTAAAACATTTAGAAAAATTTTAAGAGATCAAGCAACACCTGAAGAAACAGCTAATTTAATAACTGCTCAAGGCACAACTTTAGATGAAATAGGGCAGATAATGAATTACTATAAAGGTAATAACGAAGCCTTATCTGCAATACGTACAAAATTTTTAGAAGATATGACAGATGATATAGGTGTAACTATATCAGCTAAAGATATGGGTCAGTGGGGTGATAGAATTTTAAAAGCTGATTTGTCAGGTATAGCTAAAACACCAGGTAAACTAAAATTAATTTTTGGTGATGAAGAAGCTAAAAGTATGATTGAGTTTGGTAGAGTTCTAAAGTTAATGTCAAAAGATACAGCATCTGGTGATTTAGTTGCTGGTAATATTGTTACTAACTTTCTTTCTAACATACCAAAGATTGCAAGAATATTTGTTATTGGTCAAATCATGTCAAGTAAAAGAGCACATGATGATCTTAACAGAGCTTGGAGACAATCAAGAGGATTGCCTGTTGATGAAAGACCAAAATTCTTAGCTAATGCTTGGAATACTGTTTTAAGAGGATTAAGACAAACAGCCGTTCAACAAACACAATCAGGTGTAGATGAAGCAAAGAGTCAAATAAAAGCTGTAATTAAAAATACACCAGAAGTGCAACAGTTAGGAAATCAACTGTCAAATCTACAAAAAAATATATCACAGCCTAATCCAGCTTTTGGTTTAGGACAAGTAAATGTAACTCAACCAGCATCAAGTTCTGGTAATATCAACCCTACACTTGTTCCTAATCCAACAACAAGAGCAACATTCGGGAGCATATAATGGACATATCAAAATTAAAAGATCAACTCATCATTGATGAGGGGGTCAAGTATGAAACATATCTCGATCACCTTTCCCTAAAGACATGTGGAATCGGACATTTGTGCAGAGAGGACGAGCCAGAGTTTGATCTGGAGTTAGGTGCAGAAGTATCTGAAAACAGAGTTACAGAACTTTTTGAACAAGATATACAAACTGTTATCCAAGATTGTAAGAAAGTCTATGATGATTGGGATAACTTACCAGAAGAAGTAAAACAGATTGTAGCAAATATGATGTTTAATCTTGGCAGACCAAGATACAGCAAGTTTCGTAAACATATACAAGCTGTCATGGACGGCAATTGGCAGGAAAGTGCAAATCAGATGCGTGACTCGAGGTGGCATAAACAGGTGCCAAATCGAGCAGAGCGTTTATGTAAACGTATGGAAGAAGTTAAACCTGCTTAGCAGAACCAATACCTAAGTTACTATATCTTTTCTCATATTCTTTCTTGACAAGGTTAGATATTTGTTGACCTATCTTTCTGTCTTCATCTTGTGCTATCTTTTTTATTTTTGCATAAGTATCTACGTTTACACTGACACTTTTCCACTTTTCATTTGATGCCATTTAATGTATCCTTTCTAAGATATGATTAAAAAAAGTATACACTATCCTAGACAGTATGGGAAGTACAATAAGTATAATGCTAAAAAAACTGACTTTATGGGATTTAAATTTGATTCCAAATGGGAGGCAGAGCGTTATGGTCAACTTGCATCTATGCAAATGGCAGGAGTAATAAAAGATTTACAACGTCAAATTAAATATGATATTGTAGTTAACGATCAAAAAATTTGTCGTTATATTGCAGACTTTGTTTACAAATTAGTAAACGAAGACGGATCAGAAGAAGAAATTGTTGAAGATGCTAAAGGTGTTCAAACCACTGATTTCATTATTAAAAAAAAGCTGATGAAAGCAATATACAATATAAATATAAAAATTTCTAAAAAAAAATAAAAAAAGTACTTGCTATTTCCGTATAAATCCCATACCTTTAATGGGTAAGGTTTTTAATCATTTAACAGGAAGGAGGATTTATGACAGCAATAGCTACTATCGCAGAGAGCTTGGCAACGCATAAAGAAACTTTAGTTCGTAAGTACGAACAAGCCAAGAAAGAGTTGGAGGATTTTAACAAATCACTTGAGAGCAGATATTCTGATACTGCTAAAGAGATGCTAAAACAAGAAGGTAAAGATTTTGGCACTGCAACTTTAATCGAAAATAATTACAAAATAAAAATTGAGATGCGTAAGAAGGTGGATTGGGAGAAAGATGGTTTAAGAGATTTCTTAGAAACTTTGCCACCACAAGATGCAGCTCACTATGCTAAAGTTAGCATCACTGTTCCAGAGGCTAAATTTGCTAATGCTGTACCAGAGGTGCAGGAAAAGTTAAAGGAATTTAGAACAGTTAGTCTTCAAGGTATCAAAGTAACTTTTGAGGAGATTGAGTAATGGTATTTAAAATTATAGATGCTGAAACTCGGCTCAAAGAAAAACGAGGACATAAAATAGTTATTGGTGGGTCTAGTGGTGTAGGCAAGACTACTCTTGTTCGCACACTGCCATCAGAAACCACTTTGTTTATGGATTTAGAGGCAGGAGATGCCGCTATACAAGGGTGGCCCATAGACGTTATTCGACCCAGAACATGGGAAGAATGTCGTGATTTTGCATGTTATCTTGGAGGTGCAAATCCTGCATTAAACGAAGATCAAATATATTCAGCTAGTCATTACGAAAGAGTTTGCCAAGAGTATGGCAATCCTACAGAGATGCTATCAAAGTTTGATAACATCTTTATAGATAGTATTACTGTTGCTGGTCGTCTTTGTTTTCAATGGTGTCAAGGTCAACCCGATTGTAAGACATCAAGTGGTCGTTTAGATACTCGTGCTGTCTATGGTATGCAAGGTCGAGAGATGATGTCTTGGCTAACACATCTACAACATATCAGAGATAAGAATGTAATATTCGTAGGTATTCTTGATAGCAAAGTAGATGACTATGGTCGCACCAATTATGACCTTCAGATAGAAGGTTCTAAAACAGGACGAGAATTGCCAGGTATTGTAGATGAAGTTATCACTATGGCTATCATGCCAGGCACTGAAGACACAGGACCTTATCGTGCATTTATTTGTCACACTCTTAATGAGTGGGGGTATCCTGCAAAAGATAGATCAGGCAAACTTGAATTAATTGAAGAGCCTAATCTAGGTAAGTTGCTTAGCAAAATGTCAGGCAATCTACCAATAGGAGAAAGAAAATTAGACTTTAGCTTAAAAGAAGAAGGAGGTAAATGATGTCTATAAATTTTAATGATATAGAACCTAGTAGTGGTTCATCTGGAGAGTTTGAACTTATTCCAGAAAATACTATTGCAAGAGTTACTTTGCAACTAGAGGGTGGGAGTTTAGAAATCCCTGAATTTGGTAGAGGTAACTTTTTCAAAGCATCACAAGGTGGTGGTAGGGCTAAGTGGATGCCTGTCGTATTTACCATCAAGGGTGGTGATTATAATGGACGTAAAGTTTGGCATAGAATTTTTGTTGATGGTGATAAAATGAGTGAACGTAATGTTCCTGTCGCCAAAGAGATTGGTTTAAGAACTATGCGTTCTATTATAGAGAGTGCTCGTAACATCAATCCTGATGATACAACACCAAATGCACAACAAGCTAGACAACTCAATAGCATTGAGGATTTAAACAATATGGAGCTATGTGTTAAAATTGGTATTGAAAAAGGAACAAATGGATATGCAGATCGTAATAGATTGATTGCACCATTAACTCCTAATAATGCAGGATATATTAGTGCAACTAATTTTGCACCAGCTAGTACTCCACAACCTCAACAAAATCAGAACGGCAATGTGCCAGATTGGGCGAAATAATGGAAGATAATAATATTGAGCTTAGTCCTGATTTGTCTGCAAAAGAATATGCAAGAAGACAATCGTTGAGAAAAAAACAAAGAACACCTCATTCTGTAAACATTACTTTTAGTGATGAAGAGAATGAAGAGTTCTTAAATAAGAAAACTGCGTTTGAAGATAGTGTAGGATTTTCCGTATCAAAAGTGCAGTTTTTAAAATCTTTGGTGAAAAACGCAAAGTTTTGAGGAGAACGGAGCGTTTTAAAGACCACCAGAGGGGTGGAAAGACATGCTTGTGTATGGTTATACCCCTCAGTTTTAATTTTAATTTAACGAAAGGAGGTAACTCATGGTTGCTAAAAAAACTACAGTTAAAGAAATGGGATTAAGTATTGATCCATTACAACAGACAGAAGTGTCTTTTAAAATTATAGGTACTGCACCTTTAATTTATAATTCAATGTCTTTGAAAGCACAAAAGACTTTGCTTATGGGTGCAGCGAAGAAGACTGCCGCTGAGAAAAAAGAGATCAAACATAATCCTGAAGAGGAGTTTGTAGATAGTTGTTATATCAATGGTACTAATGGTTCTTATCTTAGTTTCCCGTCCACAGGTATTAAGAGAGGCATGGCAACTGCGGCTCTTGAAACTGCTGGTGTAACAAAAGCTAGTATCAATCGTGGTATATACGTTGTGGGTGAACATATTAATGTATGGGGTAAACCCTATATGAATATGTCTGTTGTTCGTTCTTCTGATATAAACAGAACACCTGATATTCGCACCCGTGCTAAATTACCTAATTGGTGTACTGAAGTTACAGTTCGTTATATTAACCCTACATTTAGTCAGCTTGACATTACGGCATTGCTCGTTAATGCAGGTACGTTATGTGGCTTGGGTGATTGGCGAATTGAAAAGGGTGGTCCAATGGGAGGATATAGGATCGTCCAAACAAAAGATGATCAAAAGATTTTTGATCGTCTAGTCAAAGAAGAGGGTGCTACTTGTCAAAAACTTGCTTTAGAAAATCCTGAGATTGAGGCACATGATAATATGAGCCACGAACTCTATGAAGCAATTACGCAAGAGAGGCTTAAAAGAGCGGCTATTATTAAGGAAGTTGCTTAATGGCTAAACCTAAAAGATTTGGCAAAAGAGATCGTCAAGCAATTGTTGATGATTATTTAAATAAGACAGGCAGGAACACTATTGTTCCTGCCGAGTTTCACGAATGGTTGTCTACACAGCCTGACCACCCAATGTATAAAGTATTAGAGTGGGATGATGAAAAAGCTGCAATTAAATATAGAATACAGCAAATTCGTCAGTTTTTCTCAGGTTGTAGAATAACCATTAAATATAAAGATGTAACACCTGATACTGTTGATGTAACAGATAGTATTGGTATTAGTGAGCCAAAGGTGTTAAAGTTTCCTACTTATATCTCTCCTATAGATGGTAGAGCACAGGGTGGTGGTTATCAAAAGTTTGACTTGGATAATCCTGAAATTGTTGCTGAGTTATGTCGTCAAGCCTGTAGAGAATTAAGATCTTGGACTAAAAGATATAAAGGTATCTGTGCTGTAAAAGAAGTAGATATAGAGAACCTTGAAGAAGTAGCAAATTCTTTGGAAGAACATAGTGTGGAGAGTGAGGTTATATAAGCCTCACTTTTTTAGGCAGTCCTCTTGGGGTTTGGAGAGGTCCGTTAAGATGCGTTGCGTTGAGGATTGGCTGTTGTGTCGTGTTGAGGAGGGGACAGGTCAGTTAGGATTATGTTGCGTTGGTATATGTTAAGTTACGGCAGTTCAGTTGGGGTTGGGTTTTCTTGGGTCAGTTAGGATCAGTTGAGGCAGTTGAGTTTTGTTAGTCTGTGGTTGGGAGGGGTGCGTTGTGGTGCGATCCGTTTAGGCAGTCGAGGTGCGTTCAGGTCAGTTGCGTTGCGTTGCGTTTCATTACGTTTAGGCAGTTATTGTTGAGGTGAGGAGAGTTGCGTTGAGTTACTTTGCGTTTCGGTATGGCAGTTATTGTTGGGTGAGGTGAGTTACATTCAGGTCAGTTGCGTTGCGTTGTGGCAGTTGTAGGTGAGTTGAGGTTGGCTGAGATATTTAGGGGTGCGGCTGGATCCGTTATGGTCGGTTTAGGCAGTTGGGGTGAGGTGCGATATTCTAT